CAGGTACTCAGCTACTCTGGATGCCTCCGACGCGGATTTAACAGCCGATCCCTATGCCACATTCGTATTGTTCAGCGGTTCATCACAACCAGCTAATTTTAACGATGGAATCAGAACGGTTGTGCTGGGAGCTGGCGACACAGCCACCTCGGTATCTACAACCACAGCAGTGAGCCATTCAATACTGCAGCGACGTGTTGGGCATTATTTGTTTGGCATACGAAGTGGATTTTCCGAAGATCAGCAAAACGACATAAATGACTGCTTGCACGATGGGCTAAGGCGAGTCTACGCGGCGCACGACTGGTCATTTCTTCATCCTATAGCTGACGTTGTTACGACGGCGCCATACGCTACGGGCACGATCACAATTGCTTCAGGCGTGGCAACGCTCACTGGAGGGACATTTCCAGCTTGGGCAGCCAGCGGCGTTCTGCAAGTAAACAATCGTTATTATTCGGTTGCTAGCCGCGGCAGTGACACGCAAATCACACTAGACTCGACCTCAGTGACGATCGCCACAGCATCAAGTTATCAATTAGCCAGACCAGAGGTGGCTTTGGACGATGCGTTCGATGCAGTATCCAATGACAGCGATCTGACATATTACCCGAGCGCGGATCGATGGCATCCACCGGTGAAGTGGAGGCACGACTCGACGATTCGCCAGCTCGAAAGCACGAGCCCGGAGTTTGACCGACCAGCGTTTTATTCTGTGCGGACAGTAAGGTTCGATCCTACTGTCGGCAGCCGAAAAGTCTTGGCGTTGTATCCTGCACCAGATCAAGTGTACACGCTTCGCGTACCAATGATCCTGCGACCAGTATTACTGGATGAAGTGAATCTTTATGCAATTGGTGGAGAAGTGCTTAGCCAGGTCATCTTGGAGGCATGCTTAGCAGCAGCAGAGCATAACTTCGAGGAAAGGGAGCACGTTCACGAAAAGCGATACATGGAGTTGATTGGACTAGCTATACGCGACGATCAAGAGCGTTCTAGTCCGACTAGCTTGGGTCCAGACGCACCTCGAGGCGAAGGCAGTAGATTCGGCGTAACAGATTATGCCTACCGTCTGCGCGAACAACGAATCGGTTCGGTCTCTATCGGTGGAGACATCCAGTAAAGCAATGCTAACCATTAGACGAGACTAAAACTATGTTTTCATCAGTTTCAGCAGAGATTGTTACAGATGCTAGCGGTGACGCAACTGTCTACCTGTCTCCGGGGATCAACAGAAAGCCTAATGGGTTTTTGGTGGTCATAAAGTACACCCCAGGGACGATTGCCACCGGTGCGGACCTAACGATCACAGGCGAGAGTAGTGGGATCCCAATTCTCACAAAGTCCGACGCTGGAACCAGTCCGGTGTTTTACTATCCGCGAGCATTGAACAATGCAGTAGCGGACGGCGCCGCTGGATCTGCTGGTAGTGAACTAATCCCAATCAAGGACGAGCGAATTAAAGTTGTCGTTGCTCAGGGTGGCAACGGCGGGGTGGGTTCGATCGAAGCCATTCTAATAACCCACCCACCGTATTAAACCTTACCTTAGTCAGTTTAGAAAAGGAACTTTGCTATGCCAGGCGGAAACGCACACAGAATCTTGAACACTATCAAAGAAGCGGACCATGTTTTGGCAGACCCAGGCGCTGGCAAAACCATCTACACCAATGAGGATCTGCAGATCTGCGAGATGGTGACAGCCGCTGCCGAGGCGAGAACACTCGCTAACCCAACAAAGGCGGGAAACCGCTTAACACTGCGACTGAAAACTGACGGCGGCGATGCCACCGTTACAGCTTCCAATGGACTGAATGTTGCTGGCAATACGCAAGCAGTATTCGCTGATGTTGGCGATCAACTAGAGTTGATCTCGGTGTCCCACACAACGGGGTATCGATGGGAAATCCTAGTTAATACTGGCTCTGTTTCTCTGTCGTAAGCGGATATGGTGTGGCTACCAAGGAACTCGTATTTCCATCTGGAGTTAATCGAGGACTTTCATTTCGCCAAGAAGTGGGAAGACGGGAGCGGTACACCTGTCCATGGAGCCTAAATGTACGCACTGAGGATTTCACGGGGCGCCTGCGAGGTGGCTCGTGGACTCCACCAGCCGCGACGGCGACGGTGGGTGTTATTCACAGTGGTGGATATGTGGTTGCAACTCCTGGGGCGAGCGCGCCAGGAGCTAGCAGTAACACAGACTGCATTTATCGCGATCGATTCATTCGCCCAGTCAGTCAAGCAATCTACGCCAGTCGACAGGGGGCGTACACTGATTGGTCGATGTCGTACGACATAAGCGATCGGACACGTCCATTCCTGATCCAATTGTCTGAGGCGGGAGAGCTGGGTGGTAACGTTACCGCGCTGATACCTCACAAAGACGCTTACCTCATGGCGGCTACCAGCAGTTCGCTATGGGTGGTCCAAGGCGACCCTGCGGCAGATGGCGGTCTAAGAAATATTTCTCGCGATGTAGGCATAGTAGGTCCGAGAGCGTGGTGCCGAGACCACCTCGATCGCTACTACTTTCTGTCGTCACATGGTCTCTATACGGTCTCGCCGAGCGGGGATGGCTTACAAGGTTTGTCTGAGGATGTCGTTCCACAGGAACTGACTTCAGTTTCCGATGTTAATACGGTGCTGGAATACGATCACGCAACTCGGGGTGTAAGGATTTACATTCCAACAGCAGCAGTATCGTGGCTGTTCGACACAGAGCGGCAGGCGTTTTGGCCGTTCAAAGCGGGATACTCTGGTTCGCATGTCGCAATAGGTCCAATACACCTTAACAACGGAGAGACTTACGGCAGGTTGTTGAGGATGCATGGAATAACAGCAGCCGGTAGCGCAGATGTTACATGGAGAGTATTGGTTGCAGACACTGCAGAGCAGGTAAGCGTCAACGCGAAAGCAGCAATTGAGGCATTGGTAGCAGGAGGCATGCCGTCGAACACTCATAGCTACGGGACATGGACGGCGGGAGTAAATCACCGCAACTACCCTAGAGCCAGAGGGCTGTTTATGGTTTTGTTGCTATCGGCTAGCGGGGTTTGGGGCTGGGAGGGAGCGGTGTGCTTTATGGAACCATCAGGTAAGTGGAGATAAAAACATGCCGAATATAGTGCCAGAAGTTCCGCTACATGACCCTGGGCAGAGTCAGATCTTCCTAAACGATGTCCGCAATCCATTGCTAGGCGTCTGGTATACCACGCAAACGGTTAGTCAGGTTCCAGAGAATGTGATGGGCTGGCTTGTTGCGCAGGGCTATGAAGTCACTGGCATTACTCAGGACACATCAACAACGCCGCCTACCAATTACTTTTCCTTGACCAAAGAAGGGATGGATCACGTAGCCACTGTTGTTGAGCTGTGCAACAGTTACACGATAGCAGCCAATGACGCGAAATTCGCGAACGAGGCGCGATACAACGAGATAATACTCAACTGGTCGCAGATGATTCTGAGTACACATGCTCAGTTCGACGCCCAGACAGAGGAACAGAATTCGCAAGCCGGCGTGTTCATGGCTGACCTCGACGAGTATATGAGTGCTATCGAAACGCTCATCAATGATAGCGAGACGCAGATTACCATCGAAGCTGCTGAAGCAAAGGAGGCCTTAGAGTACATAAATGGACGCCTGACTGAGCTCGAGGAGAATGCAGCTGCCAGTGCCATCACTATCAGAGAGTTGCTGTCTGGTCTCGGAACCAACGTCAATACTTACGTTGCGGAAATCGAAGCCATACTAGCGCTGCTAGACGCGGATTATGTGTCTGTTGAAGCTGACCTGTCGGCAATTAAGGTCAGTACTGGAACGCTCGTGGATGCTTTCGCAGTTGATTATCAGTCCGTATTAGATCAACTGACCAGCGACTTCACCGCGCATGAAAACATAGCCAGCGGATTTCTGGATGGGCTTGGCGCAACGGAGCTCGCTCGGATAAACGAAGAGTTTGCCTCACAACTTTCGATCCAGTTGCAGGCACTGGTTTCAAGAGGCTTGTCGTCGAGTGCAATAGTAGCAGACATCACAGAGCGCAACCACCGCGACCGCGATGAGCAAATACAACTGCTGAATGATCGCTTGATGCGAGAAAAACTGGGCAATAAACACCAGTTGTATCAACAGCAGTTCGGTATGAGAACGCGGACGCTTGACGGAATAAACCAATTACATGGCGTGCGACAAGAAGTGCTGAAATACCAAGCCTCATTGATCAGCACCACGTATGAGCTTTTGCAAAACATACGAAACCGCATTTTGGCAGGACAACAGGCTATCTTGGCTGCCAGGGACGCTAATGTTCGCTTAGGTATCGAGGTCAACTCGACACTTCTCGATCAGCTACAGACTGCATTCAACGGCGTCCTTGGCGGCAAGGAGCGGTTTTCAACGTTGCTGATGCAAAATGCCAGTACGCTAGTCGAACTCAAGCACAAGATAATCGTCGAAAGGATGGAGACCGCCGTAAAGCGACTCGACGGCTGGAAGTCTGTGGCGGACGACAATCGCAGGTTGATGGCGTACCAACTCGACGAACGCAACAAACTCCTAATCGGATTGTATTCTTTTGTCGAGCGCAGAGAGGATATTGGTCCGACATGGAACGATGGAGCGAGAGTTATTGCGGCTTTGGGCGACGCGGGCGGAGGGTGGATTTCACCCTGATGTATCAACTATCGGTTTAATTAACTTTCAAAGGAAAAATCACAATGGCTACAGTCCAGAACATCACTGGCGACGTTAGTATCTCGGGCTCGCTTCGATTAGGCGGAACACTATCACCAGCTTTGGTTAAGGCGAACATTTTAGCACTCGCAGAACTGCAACCATTTCCCATCCCACTAACAGACTTTCGTGTGTGGGACGCGATGCACACGGTATTGCCTGGGACTCCTGCAACGGATGACTTGGCTCTGATCGGTGGAACGTTTGGGACTGCGACGCCATCGATTCGCACAGAGGATCTGAAAGCGCTTGGCGCGACCAACAAGCGAGCCCGAGTTCTCGTGCAACTGCCGTGGGAATATGCGGCTGGGGAAAGCGTATCGCTGCGGTTCGTGGCTGGCATGATTACGACCGTCGCTGGCACAAGTGCCACCCTGGACGTAGAAGCCTACAAGCTCCAGGCGGACCCAGACGATGCGATCGGCTCGGACCTTGTGACAACATCGGCTACCACCATCAACAGCCTGACGTTCGCTAATATCGATTTTGCACTGACTCCTACGGGACTATCGCCCGGGGACATTCTCGATATTCGGATAACTATTGCAGTTAATGACGGTGCATCGGCGACGGCAGTTATTGCAGCGTTTACAAGTGCGAAACTTTTAGCAGACGTGCGCTAGGCATCCGAATGTTTCGCAAACATAGGCGTCCAACTCCTAATTTCAAAATACCCCCGCCTTATCACCCTATTCAAGGCGAGCAGGCGAACCTGCGCCAAGACGGAACAGCGCCCTATTGCGCTATGATGCAAGTTGCGGCTGAGGACACATACGACGATTACGTGATATGCCGCGGATTCGACACAAGGATATTACGATTCATCGACTATGCCGAAGGCGATGCGAACAAGCCTGGTATTTCGGTGGCGAAGCCGTTCGGAAAGCGATCGCCAGGAACATACCAGATCGCGGAGGTCTATCCAGCGTTTCTACCGACGCAAGGGAATGCGAATTTTGCCGACTTCCGCCAGGTAGTCTACACTCCACCTTCACCGGCCAATGTGTTGTGGAGGGTTGGGCAGAATCCAGGTGTGGTCGCTGGAGGGTTAGAGGGTGGGCAGCCAGAGGCATTGGGAGACGAAATCGAAATCCTGTACGACCACAATGGTAAAGTGGTTAATTGGCTATTGATCGACAGCAAAGGTGACGGCGGTGGTAATGTTCTTGGATACTGCACATTTATCGAGGACTACACTTTGGTAGCTGAAGCGTGCCCCATTACCGTAACTCCACCCAGGGCTGGGCTATTCCTTGTCACTGAACCCCCATGCAGCAACATGGAGTTAGGTGATGAAGAGTTGGTGATTTATGATCCTCTTGGGTGCATATTAGACCTTCCTGAAGCAGATCTGGTCGATGCTCGCTTCATTTTTGGTAGAGGCACTATCAAGAACCCTTTTTTTGACAACGACCCAGGAACCGAAGAGGAGCCAAACCCATGTTACAGCCCAAACAAATTTATTTGCGAATACACGTTAATTGATCGATGTTGTGTCGCCGCTGACTTTGGGGGGTAGCAGGTATGCCAACTAAAAGATGCTGTTGCATTGGATCGACAAGCTGCCTAATCGCTTCCGATGATTTTGATCGCGCTGACTCTAGCAGTTTGGGTTCCAACTGGGTTGAGCGGACTGGTGACTGGGAAATTGCATCAAATGAGTTAGTAGCAGTATCCGATGGCATAGTTCTGACTAGCCACAGGCAAGCTAGACCGCGCGGCACGACATACAACTACAACATCGAAGTTGAAATGATTGTGGGTAGCGTCACGTCCTGGGGGATCATTTGCAAATACATCGACGACGATAATTATGATTGGATCGATTTAACGCTAGACGGCACGCAGTTGTGGCCAACATTCTATCGTCGTGCTGGTGGCTCCGATTCCGTTGTCATGGACAAAACG